TAACAACCCCCGTGAGTAACGCTAGACCGTTCAAGCAATGCCCCAGACTGGCCACCTTTTCAAGTGGTTTAATCTGTGGCATCGGAACGTTCAGCGAGGTCGACGTGCTACGTGTGATAGTAGTCAACGTCCTACCGGAAGCAGTTCCCGCGAGCTCAAACGACTGCGTCTCCGTGCCCGTATTATAGGGTTTGGAAACGAAGCCAGAGTAACCTCGCGTAACGACCTCAGTAGTTACGAACGTGCCAACCATTTTGGTGGCGGCAGCTCGAGCCTCTAGATAAGGGCCAATTGGAGCAATCCAATCAGCAACAAAGCTAAAGGGTACCAGTTCCCAAGCGACAAGCTCGGGATCGAGAAGTCCGGACAGTTGCAAGGCTGTCGGAGGCGTCTCAAGGTATGCGATGATCTGTCGTTCGCGTTTGCAAACTACAGTGCTAGGGTTCATCCAACGAATCGTGTTGAGCCAGGCCGTTAGGTCTGTCTTTCTCTCGATTCGGGCTACGTACCTTGTCCTCGGTGAAACCCAGAGTTGGTGCGAAATAAATTTCGCCATACTCCGGACGTCGTCGATTAAAGGTCGCCAGCCATACTGGAGCTCTAGCCAGTTGTTTCCAAGAACTGCTCGCTTAGTCGCGGCCTTCCCCTTTACAGTACGAGAGTACGGTAAGGTCTTAGCTGCACCCACGATATCACCTTTACGGAAAAGGTAATACGCACGTGCAAGCTTGACAGTAGTGTCCCCAAGAAGCTGTAAGGCCCTTGGGAGCTCTCCTAGGAAGACTGAAGGATTAAAATCCGGTCCTCTCCATTTGCCAGCGAGCTTATTGATCAGTTTTATCTGATCGTTGGAGTCGAAGACATCTGGAACTCGGGGTAGCAAATCCCCGAAGGACACACGACTGACGTAGTTAGTCCACTGTAACGTCTGGGTTGCCCCCGACGCGTTCTGCCGAATTTTCTTCGTCATAGAACAAAGTGGACGATCATCACGATCCCACGTAACTTGATAATTGTGCGGTATGGACTTGGCGTGCTTCTTTTTAGACGCCTTACGGCGAATATAAGTCACACGAGTCTTCCACCTGCCACGTTTATCAAGGACACGCCACGTTAAGACCTCGGTATGGTACGGGTTAGAAGGCGCTGCAACTTTCGGAGCATCGCCGCCGTCCCATACACGAGTAGAGCGTAAGCCTGATTGTATGTTACCAATCGAGCGCCAACCGGGGTTAGCGCTGTCATGATACTTATACGGGGCAGTCGTGAAACTGCCATAGGCGTGACTCCCAGTGGTCATGTAGAAATCCTCGAAAGAGGTTGGTTAGAAACAGGCTCTTAGTTCAGAAGCCCTCGATAAACTGGTGATGGCACCCTTCGTAGTCGTATCGTACCAGCGGTATGATACATAACGACTTACCCGTGTTCAGATTGAACGCGGTGAAGGGACCATTATCCATTCTCACACAGCTACCTTGCTCTTTAAAGCAAAGCTGTAAGAAACGGATCATTTCAGCGTGCACTTCCACTTCGGATGAAGTGGAGATACTACCGCCAAAAACAACAGCTAACGCTTCTGTAAGACGCTCGATATGAGCTTCTAACAGTTCGGCACGTGCGACCTCGCGAATGTCCTTACGGGCTTTCGTTCGGCGAGCAGTGTCGTTGATGCCAAGAGACTCCAGTCTCACCACCACTCGTGGTGAAGATGAGAACTTGTCAGCGGCATCGTCGTTAAAATCAACTACGTAAGTAGTTGAAATTGGATGGCGGTGGAAGAATGTACGCATAAGAAATACTCCAGAGAAAAGAGGGCCAC